ATGGTGTTTTATCTATAACTGGTTCTACAACTGGAACATCTAATAATTTAACTATAACAACAGGTTCAGGAGCCGATGATACCGCAACAACAGCAAATTTTGCTAGATCAGTCAAGGTTGATTTAACTACCGAGAGAGCATTCACAATGATAGGCGGAACTGCTAATACTGCAGCGGGTAATACAATATTCAAATTACACACAATAAGTGAGGGTGAAGTATTAAACTCTTTAAGTGGAACAGGAACAACAGGGTTAGCGCAGACAAATAATTTATTACGCTCTGGTTCAAAAGATAATATAAGATATGAAATTTCAGAAAGAAATCTTAAAAAAGGTACATTTACTCTTTTAATCAGAAGAGGTAATGACAGAAGTGACAAAAAACAAATCTTAGAAACATGGAATAATTTAACATTAGATGATGCAGAACCAAACTTTATTAGTAAAGTAATTGGTGACCAAAAACAAACGCTTCGTGAAGATGAAAATGGTAATCCTTATTTACAATTATCTGGTTCAACTATTAATAAATCAAAATATGTTTATGTTGAAGTTCTTAAAACATTCACATCACCATTTTTAGATGATAATGGTGAAGTAGCAGTATCACAATCAGCTGCAGTACACGGATTTCCAGCATTAAAAAGTGGTTCTTATGGTGGCGCATTCGGCGGTGCTTCTGAGGGAACAATACAACATCCTAGAAAATTCTATACAGCTATAGAAGAAAACAATTCACAAGGATTAGATCCAAGTACAGATGGTGCAACTAACGGCTATGATAATTATATTAAAGCACTTAATTTATTGAAAAATCAAGATGAATATGATTTTAATTTATTATTTGTTCCTGGTATAATTGATAATGTACATGGTGCAGTGGCTAAAAAAGCAATACAGATTTGTGAAGAAAGAGGTGACGCATTCGCAATTATCGATCCAGTTAAATATGGAACAGCGAATATATCATCAGTAATATCAGTCGCTGAAGGTAGAGATTCTAATTTTGCTGCTATGTATTGGCCGTGGGTTCAAGTTAGAGATACATCATTGGGAGTGAATAGATTTGTGCCACCATCTGTTGTGATGTCGGGTGTATATGCATTTAATGACAAAGTCGCTCATCCTTGGTTCGCGCCTGCAGGTCTGAATAGAGGTGGAATTGATTCAGCAATTCAAGCTGAAAGAAAATTAACTCATTCAGATAGAGATACTTTATATGAATCAAATGTTAATCCATTAGCAACATTCCCAGGTCAAGGGGTTACAGCTTTTGGACAAAAAACCTTACAGAAGAAATCTTCTGCGTTAGATAGAATCAATGTTAGAAGATTATTAATTAGATTGAAGAAATTTATTGCTTCAAGTTCAAGATATTTAGTATTTGAACAAAATACAGCAGCAACAAGAGGTAGATTCTTGAATATAGTAAATCCGTTCTTAGAACAAGTACAAGCACAAAGTGGATTAACTGCGTTCAGAGTTGTAATGGATGAAACAAATAATACTCCAGATGTTGTGGATAGAAATATCTTATATGGACAAATATTTGTTCAACCAGCTAGAACAGCTGAATTTATAGTATTGGATTTCACAATTCAACCATCAGGAGCAACATTTCCTGAATAATTTTTAAATATCTTATATTTATTAATAGATAAATTGGAGAAGTATAATGGCTGAATTAATAGCAGCAAATGATATAATGTTTACACCCTTTGAACCGAAATTAAAGAATCGGTTTATAATGCAAATCGATGGTATTCCTGCTTATTTAATAAAAACAGCAGCTAGACCTCAGATTACTTTTGAAGATGTTGAATTACATCACATGAATGTAACTCGTTATGTTAAGGGTAAAGGTCAATGGCAACCATTGACTGCTACATTATATGATCCGATTGTACCAAGTGCTGCACAAGCTGTAATGGAATGGGTAAGATTAGGTCACGAATCAGTTACAGGCCGTGATGGATACTCAGATTTCTATAAAAAAGATGTAACATTTAATGTGTTAGGACCAGTTGGTGATAAAGTAGAAGAATGGACATTAAAAGGTGCTTATATACAAGATGCACAATTCGGTGATTTTGATTTCGGTGATGCAACAGCTGCAGAAATTACATTAACTTTAAGATATGATTACGCTATATTACAATTCTAATAGATAATGCTAACAAAGTTTGACGATATAATAGAGGTTTTATTAGAACACGAAGGTGGTTATGTGAACGATCCAAATGATTTGGGTGGTGAAACTAATTTCGGTATTACTAAACGATTCTATCCAGATGTTGATATAAAAAATCTCACAAAAGAAGAAGCAAGACAAATTTACTATGATGATTATTGGGTAAAGAACAAAGTACCTCAAATGCCTGATAATCTGAAACATATCTATTTTGATATGTGTATACATCAAGGAAGAGGTACAGCAGTAAGAGTATTACAGAGAGCTGTTAATGCAAAAGGTGGTGATTTAAAAGTTGATGGTGGTTTAGGACCAAAAACTATTGAATCTATCAATAAATATAAACCTTGTGATAACAGAACTCGTTGTTATAGATTAAAACACTACTATGATCTCGTAAACAAAAAACCAGAACAAGAGAAATTCTTATTTGGTTGGTTTAGGAGAGCATTAGAAGTATAGGAGGTTATAAATGGCTGAAGAACAGAAATTCCCTACTGAGGTAATAGATTTGCCGAGTGAAGGTAAATTATATCCAAAAGATTCACCACTATCATCGGGAAAAATAGAGATAAAATATATGACTGCTAAAGAAGAAGATATTTTAACATCTCAAAATTTAATAGAAAAAGGTATTGTAATTGATAAATTATTACAAGCTTTAATTATTGATAAAAATATTAATTTAGATGATTTGGTATCTGGTGATAAAGATGCTATAATGATAGCAGCAAGAATATTGGCATACGGACCTGAATATACTGTAAATGTTAATAATCCAACGAATAACTCAGAAATAAGACATACTTTTGATTTAACACATTGTCCTTTTAAAAAATTACCTGAAAATATTGATAAAAATGAATTTGAATTAGAACTCCCAATATCAAAATATAAGATAAAGTTTAAATTATTAACTGGTCATGAAGAAAAATTAATTACTGAAGAATTAAAAGGTTATTCAAAGTTGGGATATGATTATTTACCTGAATTGAGTACCAGGCTGAAAGCCGCTATCATATCAGTACAAGGTGATGATACAAAGTTATCTATAAGTCAATTTATAGAAAATTTATTATCAAGGGATTCGTTTTATTTACGCTCAGAAATCAATAAACTCAGTCCGGGTGTTGATTTAAAACAAGAGATAGAGATAGGGGGTACGATGGTAATGGTAGATATACCATTAACTATCAGCTTTTTTTGGCCTACCAGCGAATTATAAACAAGAAATTCATAAACAAATTTTTTCTATTTGTTATCACGGAAATGGCTTCATATTTTCAGATTTATATGAAATGCCGGTATATTTAAGAAACTTTTATTATAAACAATTAGTTTCGGAAAAAAACGAAGAAAGAAAACAAATAGAGAAAACATCCAGGAACACTACACTCCAGAGACCTAATATACGCAAATAATTTTAAATTTTGATATTTATTATTGATATATATATTGGAGAAACTGATGCCTTCAGAAGCAGAATTAAGACAACTAATAAAATTAGAAAACCAATTAGCAGACCATAAGAAAAAATACGCTGCTTTAGACAGAAAGAATTCTTCAACAGCTTTCAAAATGCGTAAAAAGCGTAAAAAATTAGAAGAAGATATAGTCAAACTACAAGAAAAGCAAGCTAATCAAGAAAAAGAACAATTAAGCGCTTCCAAACAAATCGATAAAATGTTACTAAATAGAGCTAATAAATCTCAAGTTAATGTTCTGCTAGGTAAAAAGCACGCTAAAGTTCAACAAGAAATGGTTAATAATGAAAATACCCTAATAAAATCGCTTAGTAAAAAAATAGCCGGTAATGAATCTATATCAGAACTAGGAAATAAATTAATTGATGATGTAAAAATGTTAAATTCTGGTGAACTTGATAGTGTTGCTATACAAGAAAGAATAAAACAACTTAAACTTGAAACTGAGCAATTAACTGATGAAGAAAAAGAAGCGTTACAAGAGGAAATAACAAAATTACAAGAAATATTAAAAGCTCGCGGTGAAAACGCTGAAAAAATAGAAAAAACATTAGCAATTACATCCGTTTTAAATTCTGTAACTGGTGGTTTAGCGTCAAAAATAATGAGTATGAAGAAGCCTACTGTAGCTATAGGTGTAGCATTTGGTGCAGCTTTGGGTATTTTAAAGAAATTTAGTAGTACGACAGATGACATAGGTAATACTTTCGGAGCTTTAGGTGTTACACAATTTAGAACTGAAATTGGCCAAGCAGGTATTGAGGGAGCTAAGTTAGGTCGGTCAATGACAGATATAACTGCCGGTGCTGCAGAATTGGCTACGAATTTCGGTTTTAGTTTTTCCGAAGCTTTAAAATTGTCAGGAAAGATGACAGATTTTTCTAAATCAGTTGGTATGTCAAATGATGAAGGAGCTAAGTTAGTCGGTGTTCTTAGTACAATGACAGGACTTTCAGCCGAAGGTGCTATCAATATAGCCAAACAAACAGAAGCATTGGCTGTTCAAGAAGGTGTAGCGCCAACAGCTGTATTGAAAGACATAGCCGCATCTTCTGCAGAATTAGCTTTATATTCAGCAGAAACTGTTGGTAACTTTTTAGAAGCGTCTGTACATGCTAGAAAATTGGGTGTTGGTATAGATGAAATGCAAAAAATGGGGAAAGGATTACTTAATCTTCAAGAAAGTTTAACTGCTGAATTTACAGCCGAAGTAGCGTTAGGTAGAGAATTAGACTTTAATAAAGCTCGACAATTGTTTAACGCAAAAGATGAGCTTGGGTTTCAACAAGAAATGGTAAAACAAATGGGAAGTCAACACGAATTCCAGAAATTGCAAGTGATTGAACAAGACATAATGGCAGCCGCTTTTGGTACAACAGCTGATAAAATGGCTCTGATGTTAAGTAATCAAGGAGAAAGTGTTAGTTTAGCGGGACAATTGAGTAAAATGACTATGGACAATTTTGTCGGAGAAAAGGCTCAATCAAGTTTAGCGAATTTGACTGGTTCATTAGCTGAATTATCATTACTTATGACTGAAACTATTGGTCCTATTGTTGATATTGTAGCTTCTAAAATCGAAGCGTTTGTTAAAGGTTTAAGAGAGGGTGACGCAGGGGCAACAGCTTTAGCAATCGGATTAGGCGCCTTAACAGGAGCCGCAATGGCTAACGCCGCGGCTAATATTTTCGCGGGAGCGTCGAAGTTGTTTATGATTAATCCTGTACTTGGAACAGCTGGAGTAGTTGGAGCGGGATTCATAGTAGCATCGATGTTGAGAAAAGTGCGAGCCGCCAAATCAATCGGTGATGGTGAAATGAAAGCAGGTCAGCCGCCTGTAATTTCAACAGCTGAAGGCGCATTCCAACTAAGTAAACGAGATGATTTTGCAGTCGCTCCAGGTCTGTTTGATAATAATAATAGTTCATCAGAAGGCAAGAGTGAATTACAAAAACAAACAACACAAAATGAATCTATTATAAAACAACAAGAACAACAAAATTTAGCTCTAAATAAAGTAGTATCAGCATTAGAAAATTTAGCACCGGCAATGGGTAGACAATTTAAAACGCAATTACAAACCTTAGCATAGGAGAAAACTTTTGGGTTTAGAAAAATTAAAATCACTATTCAATAAAAATGTAGGAAACGCAGTGACTGATTTCTTTCAAAATCCACCTGATGGATTTACAAAGAACTTCACCGGGACAGATGAATCAAAATTAGCTCTTACTGAACCACAACGAATGATTAGTACATTCGGAACAATAGGACAGAATTTATCACAAAATTTCGGAAAAGGATTTTCAGATTTTAGAGGACAGGGAAGGTATCAAAGTGAGTTAGCTTCAGAATCACTATTCAATAAAAATGTAGGAAACGCAGTGACTGATTTCTTTCAAAATCCACCTGATGGATTTACAAAGAACTTCACTGGGACAGATGAATCAAAATTAGCTCCTACTGAACCTCAACGGATGATTAGTACATTCGGAATAATAGGACAAAATTTATCACAAAATTTTGGAATAGGATTTTCAGATTTTAGAGGACAGGGAAGGTATCAAAGTGAGTTAGCTTCAGAATCATTGATAGAATCGTTGTATAGTTTTTCTAATGAACCACCAGCTGTTAATTTTATGGATGAAACAGACGGTGTAACTATACCCGGATTTACGACAAGATGGGAAAGGGTTGATGATAATGTTGGTCCAGGTAATACGAAATATTTAGGATTGAGTAGTAAGTTTAATAACGATAGTATTTTAAATGATGAAGTAGGTGATTTAGGTAGTTTTGTTAATTATATGAATGTGGATTACGGAACTCTTATACCAGGATTTGATAAGTTTTCAACAGAATACGGATTTTTAGAAAATGATGATATTGGTTCATCTAAATATTTTTCTAATGGTAATGGTGATTTAATACAACCTCGTTCAGGGATTGATGATTTTAATAAAGATCCAAAAACAAATTTTGTTAATTTCATGACTTCAGATATACCCGGATTTGAACAATTTGGAACAACGACATCGGAAGGTGTATTTACTCGAATAGATTATAGCTGGGGTGACGATTTAGGTGTTTCAAAATATTTAGGATTGAGTAGTAAGTTTAATAACGATAGTATTTTAAATGATGAAGTAGGTGATTTAGATAGTTTTGTTAATTATATGGTTTCAGATATACTCGGATTTGGTAAATTTAGTACATCATATAGTTACTCTGCTGATGTTGGAGCATCAAAGTATATTGATGAAAATGCCGACGGTGTTGTGGATTTAGTAACAGATCGTTCATCATATTATGGAACACAAGATTTTGAAACGACTCCAAATAAATTTAATATATTAAATGATGTTCGTTATGAAGATGGAATTTCTTCAGACGGAACCGCAAGGGGTAAAATCGGCAAAGAAGGTTTAAAATTTGAAACACTTTATGATAATGACCATACAGTCACAGACGCCATCGGACAGACTTATAAAGGTGTAGCTAGGTCAGACTTGAATCAACAAAATACAGCTCTTCTTTCAGGCGGTCTGTTTGATTTTAGTAGTTGGCGAGGAGCTGAACCATATATAATGGAAGATATAAAAACTGAATCTGGTTTAACTGGACGAAAAGGCGGACCATATGGATTTGAATTAGCTGCTTATCAATCTGGTAAAGACATTATAAGAATGACTAAGTTTTTAAGTTCACCTGCGGGATTGTTGTTCATTGCAAGACAAAATGCTTTAGGTTTGATATCTCCTAGAGATGTAAGAACGACAAAACATGGTTCTAATAGACAAATCTACGGAAGGAGTAATAAACAAAGATTTAATGAATATTATTTACCGTCATCAACAATATTAAGTGCGGCAAGATTATTAAGATCACCAGTTCCAAATCTTGGTGTCAAAGGAGCTGTATTTGATAGAAATGATCCTGTTGGTATCATCCAAGAGGATCAATATATTACACCAGGTAATAAGGATACACAATATAGTAGTTTTTTTTATAAAGATGGCTTGACTGATACAAGTAAAAACAACCGATTAGGTGACTTTTTTACTAATTTAGATATAGGACACATCGAAGCATCAAGTGGTAAACTTGATGAATCTACGATTGAAAAAACGGTCAAAGGAGTAGGCCAAAAGAAACATGGAACTACAAAGTTGCCAGAAAATTTTCCAAATGATTATAAAGCAATTGAATCAGAAGTCCATGGCATGCCATTTTATTTTAAAGATTTACGAGATAATACCTATGTATTTTTCAGAGCATATCTAAGTGGTATCACAGAAAATATATCACCAGATTGGAATCCGGAAACATATATAGGTCGTGCTGAACCTGTTTATACTTATTTAAAAACTGACAGGGATATTTCATTTAATTTAACATTAGCTGCGAATACAAGAAATGAACTTGATAAAATATATCAAAAAATGAATAGGTTAACTTCAATGTGTTATCCTCAATATAAACATGATCCTTTATTCGGTACTGTTATAAGTAGAGCTCGGTCAAAACCACCATTAACAAGATTCAGATTAGGTGAAATGTACGGTGATGCTAGTATGGGATTATTAGGATTTATGAAAAGTGTAACTTATACTGTAGCAGATAATTCTACTTGGGAACATGAACAAGGATACAGAGTACCAAAAATAGTAGAAGTAGCAGTAAATTATCAAGTTATACATGATGAATCACCGGGTATTAATAATGATGGTATCCCAACAAGATTTTATGGTATATATAAACAATATGAAGCGTCAAGTGTAACAAGGGAGTATGTAAATGGCTAGATATGCAAATACAAAAATAGAAAAAACTAATAATAATAAAACTGCTTATAATACAACTATTTATAGAGATGTACCTAAAAGAGATGATGACATAATTGTAATCACACAAGAAGGTGATAGATTAGATTTATTAGCAAATCAATTTTATCAAAATCACTCGTTATGGTGGTATATCGCTCAAGTAAATAATTTAAACACAATGAATGTTCAACCCGGTGTTACATTAAGGATACCAATTACTACTGAATTTGCGAAAGGAAAATAATGAGTTTTTTAAATGATAGGTTATTCGGTTCTGAAATAGATCCAACATTAAAAGTTAAATTAGAATTACGAAGATTTTTGAATGAAGGAACAAAACCTTTTGAAAGTGTAGAAAACAAATTACAAGAACTTTTGGGCAAGAATCCCACATGTAAATTAACAACTGTTGAAGATTTTGGTTTTAGTTTTTCAGAACAAGGATTAGCCGATTTATCCTCACGAGTACCTTTCGCAAGAATGTGGACTGGAGTAGAACTCGTTAGGTCTGAAATGAAAGAAACTATGACTGAAATGCCAGCATTAAATAAGAAAAAATCAAATGAATCGTATTATTGGGATGGTGAAGAAGTAAAAGTAAATAAAATAACTCCGTATGATAAAATGGTTTATGTTATAGGAACTCATCATTATAATATATTTTCATCAGTCGATGATATAAATACAACTATCGGAAAAAATAAGAATTTCGGAGCAGAAGATACACCACCGGTGACATCAAGAGATATATTAGGAACTGAATTTTCTTCTAAAAATACTTTTTTAAAACCACCAGCCGGTATTAAATCAATAGATATTCAATCAGTCGGTACTTCTGCCGCCCCTGGTATTCCTGACATGACAAAAGAAATTACTGTGCAGTTTGTAGTACATAATTTTGATGATTATGATAAAATTTATTCAAAATATTTTTTAAATCCAGGAGCGGCCGTATTTATAGATT